ATATCAGATCCAGATGCGCTGACCGACAAGGACGTCGTCGCTCACTTCGATGATGCGGCATGTGTCGTCGAGGCCGAGTTCCTTGAGGTCTTCGGTGCTCAGTTCGAGCATCCCGATATCGTCGTCGACCATCATCACGGTGGCGCGGCTGCAAGTGACGTCAGAACAAAGTGCGTATGTCATTCTGTCTCCCTGTTGGCCTTGCGTGGCCACATCCACACTGTACGCACCGATGGACAGTGCGTCAAGTGTTGTGTTGCTGTTGGGCTGGGAGGGCGTTGGGATGCCGGATCAGCCGAACATGTCGGGCTGTCTTTCGTTGCCCATGGACACGGCGGACAGGTTTTTGACGGCCTGATCGTAGTAGCTGCGCTTCAACTCGGCACCGACAAAACGGCGTCCCATTGTCAGCGCGACGTGTCCCTCTGATCCGATCCCCATGAACGGAGACAGGACCGTGTCCCCTGGGTTGCTCCACAGCTTGATGCCACGACGGATCACCTCAAGCTGCAACGGGCAGATGTGCTTTTCGTCGTCGTTCTCTCGGGCGCTGCGGTGCTGCAACGTCTCCGATGGGTTGATGTCCATCCACACTGGCGAGGCGAACTGTTGCCACATGCCCACTGGCATGTCGTCGTCGCGTCCCGTGTGGGTCACGGGCTCGGGATTGACTCCCGGTTTGCGCATGGTGACGAGATAGTCAGGGATGCCCTGGCGAGACATGGCGCTGTCTTTCTTGATCTGCTTGTGGAGCAGGCCAAGGGCCTTTGTGCGCTGCATCGCTTGGACGGGGTCCTTCCAGATCACCACCTCGGAGTGAAACACCCATCCGACCTCTTGGAATGCTCGGATCAACTGTCCCCGAAAGTCGGTCAGACCGATGACACCGTCGCGAGCCTTCGACGTTGGCAGCAGCATGCAGTGAAACGACAGCAAGCGACCCGGCTTCATGACCCGGTAGAGCTCGGGGACAAGAAATCGGAATTGCTCGAAAAACTCTTCGTGGCTGGCGCAGTTTCCCATGTCGCGCGGGCTGGCGCTGTAGGTGTACAGCGACGCGAACGGCGGCGAGAAGATGCTATAGTGCACACTCTCGTCGGGCATCCCCCGCAGGACGTCGATGCAGTCGCCATGGTAGGCGGCGAAGTTGTCGTTGGTGGTCTGGTCGATGACGTTCATGGTGTCTCCCTGTTTTCGTTCAAGCGAGCCATGACGGAATCGTCATGGCGGTGTGTGCGTCGTATGGATTCCACTCGCGGGCGGATGCGCCTTGCACTTCGGCGCGCACGCTGTCGATGACTTGAATGGCCATCTCCGCACCAAGCCTTGCGGCCTCGGCTTCCTTGCGGCGGTAGTTGTCGATCACGAGCTGTTCCGTGTCTGCTCGGATGATGTGGACATCGACAGGCATCGTCTGGCCAAAGCGCCAGCACCGACGGATGGCCTGATAGGTCTGCTCGTAGCTGTGGCTGGCGCCGACAAAGACCATGCGCGCGCAGTGCTGCCAGTTGAGGCCGAACCCCGCGATGCTTGGTTTGGTGACGATGACCCTGGCTGCGCCGTTCGTGAACGTCGCCAGCTTGGTCTGTTTCTCGTCGACGTCGTCTGACCCTGTGACCTCGACGGAATCGGCGATGGCTTGCGCCACTCCCTTGCTCTCGTCGTTCATCTCACACCACACGATGCACGGTCCTGGCCCGCTGGCCAGTTCTGCGGCCTTGGCAATGCGCGCATCAGCAGTGCCGCGACGGACGGCGCGTTGGTCTGACAGCGTCGTTGCGTTGACAGCAAACAGGAGGCCTGACTTGTGGGCAGCGACGTTGTCGACGGCGATCACGTGCTCATGGAACCGCAATGGCGGCAGGTTGTATGCGCCATCCTCGTGGCCGAGGTCTGATGGGCGACGGACAACGGCTCCCCATGTCGCCAGCCACTTCCAGAAACTCTTGATGGCGTGGCCCTTCAAGCGCCAATCCTGCGTCGTGTCCATGTCGTGGACGAAGTACTCGGCCATCATCTCTGTTCGGGTCTTGACCCCAAGAAACTCTGAATGGTTGCCAAGCTCCGTGAAGTCGTTCGGCGCTGGCGTCGCCGTGCACGCCAGCCGGTATGGCGTCGACTTGAACCCACCGATGATGGCGTTTCGCGTGGCGCCATTGAACGCCTTCAGGATGCTGCTCTCGTCGAGGACGACGCCGGTAAACGCGTCAAGGTTGAAGTGGTCCAGCATCTCGTAGTTGGTCACGGTGATGAGGTCACCAGCGTCGGCACGTCGGTATGCCATCTCCACACCAAACCGTGCGGCCTCGGCCACGGTCTGTTGCGCGACGGCGAGCGGCGCGAGAATCAGCACGCGCCCACGTCGCGAGACATGCCGTGCCCACTCGATTTGGATCGCAGTCTTCCCGAGGCCCGTGTCTGCGAAGACTGCGGCACGCCCCTTGCGAAGCGCCCACAGGACCAGATCCCGCTGGTGTGGAAACAAGTGATCTGCTGTGTCGGTGTCGTCGATCCCTGGAAACGACTCTGCAAAGCTCTTTCGGTTTACGAACTCTTGATATTCCATGTGTCTCCCTGTTGGCCTGCTGACGAATCAAACTCGGGCGGCGCGTGCTGCGCGGATCTTGCGGTTCATTGCCATGGCGTCGGCACGGGCCTGAGCACGGACGGCGGCAAGTTCTTCATTCGTTGGCTTGTTCATCGTAGGTCCACTGTACGGACCGATAGGCAGTCCGTCAAGTGGCAAGACCATGCACGTCACCGCCTCCGCTCCCCCACTTTCACCCCACGTCGTCACCTCTGGCACGTCGAGGGGCTCGACGACGGGGATGGCGGTTGCTGTGCACGTCTCGACGTTGTGGATGATGACGCGCTCCAGCCCGAGAAAGTCCACAAAGGGCATGTCCCCACACGTCGGACACCAGTATTTTTTGCTCATCGTTCTTCGTCCTTCCAGTATTTCTTGAAGCGCCGTTCGTGCTCGTCTTCTGGCGTCGGCCAGCACAGCACATTGAGCGCGATCAAGGCCAAGGCGCCGACGCCGATCAGGATGAGGGGGGTCATGGGAGCCTCCGTAGTGGTTGCCGCGTCGGGACCATCCCGCGCGATGCCATGTGTTGGGTCACGACGTCGATGGCTTCGGCGGTGGAGTAGCAGACCTCGACGGTCTGACCCTCGCTCCGCAGGCGGGCAATCATCTCCTTCTGGACGGGCGACAGGCGACCCCCCTTGGCCTTCATCTCAATCCACAGGGCGAACATGGGGATCTGCAGGTCAGGAACGCCAGCCGTCACGCCCTCGGCTTGCAGGCGCATCCCCTCAAGCTTGCCCCGCTTGCCGCCGTTTGGGATTGCGATGATCAGCATGGGAGCGTTCTGCCGCACCCACTGCACAAACTCGCGTTGCTCGATGTGTTCGCTGCGTTCAGCCACGGCTCACCATCCTCTGGTAAATCGCGCGCACGCGGCGCACGTCGTCGGCGCAGTAGGCGGCGACCTCGTCCAGCCTCCCAGAACGCACCATGCCCGCCACCATGGAACCGTCGACGCCACCCTTGCCGGGTAGGCCGAAAGCCAAGCACAGGTCATCCAGGCTCACCCTGCCGCGTCGGTCATCGGTCCACATGGCCATGGTGCAGCGCCATCGGCTCTCCCAAGGCTTCACGTCGATCGACGAGTAGACGCGGGGCAGCGCGACACCAAGCACGATCGCCCGCTGGCGGATCATGGAGCGGTCGAAGTCGGCATTGTGCGCCACGATGGTGTCCCCATCGACGTCGCACTCTGCGAACGCCTGCAACATCTCGCGCTCACCGTCGGCGCGGTGAAAGTTGCGCGTGAGGGTGCAGGGCTCGTCGTCGTCGTTTGCCCAACTGATCACGGCGAGCTCGCCGAAGAGGCCAGAGAGAGAAGTTTTCTCAAGGTCGGCGGTTGCCTTCTTTGCGGCTTTCTCGACGTCATCGGCGTCGAAGTGCTTTCGCGCAAAGTGCTCTGCCACGTCGATACGTGACGAGGGGACTGTTTCTGTGTCGAGGTAGATAATCATTGTGCGTCCTCATCGTCCATGCGTTCTTGAAATCGTTCGTCAAGGTGGGCGTTTTCCATCTCTGCCATGGTCCGCACAACGAGCGCACCCGACTGCTCGAGGGCGTCACCAAAGACACGCCGCAAGCCGTTGATTGCATCTGCCCCTGGCGTCATGGCCTCCCGCTCGTAGTGGCCGATCGCCGCAAACGAACAGCCAACCACTGTGGCGACTTCAGACAGGGTCATGCCGAGCGACAGACGGAGCCCCCGGAGTTTGTCGCCGTCGAGGGATATCCGCGTCCCTGTTGGCGTGTAGTTCGTGCGCATTGGAATCCTTGAAAAGGGAAAGCCGGGGGAGGTGTTCCCCCGGCTTGTGGTTGGTCAGAACGGGAGATCGGAGTCGGGCTCGGCTTCGCCAGAAGCAGCCGCCTCGGCCTCGTCGGCAGCAGCCTTGGCAGCAGCGGCGGCAGCCTCCGCTGCCTTCTTCTTGGCCAAGAACGAACCGGCACCAGCCACGGCGGCAGGCTTCACGCTCGCTGCCTGCTTCGGCGCGGCAAGGTATTTCTTGACGTCGTTGCTCTCGTCAAAGTTCCCCTTGGCGGGG